TAACCCCTGAATCTGAAAACATGGTGAAGATATCTGCTTCGCCTGAATTACCAAAAGCTTTTATCATACTTTCCATGACAGACCTATCTTCTTCCTTTAACTTATATTTCATTTTACTACTCTTTAAGTACGCTGAGGAATTTTCAAAAACTTCCCTAAAAACTCCAGCACTGTAAGGTTTTTTTAAATTGTCAGGTTCAGGAAATAGCACTTCAGGTGAAGGTAAATTAGCTGGGTCAGCTATAATATTTTTCATACCAATTGAATTTACTTTTAGTTTAAACTTATCATAATTAATATTAGGATTAGGCGGTTGAGGAGGTAAAGCCGAGACAATTTTAGCTAGATTTTCTGCGAACCTTGGAATTTCTACTATAAGAACCTTACCCCAGTCTTTTACAGCTTTAACAGGTCCTCCTATAGAATCTGCAAAAGAACCTGCAGCTCCTACGGGGTCCTTCACAAAGTCAGTTATTGCGGAAGATACCTTCGCAACTTTTCCACCCACTGTGTTTTGGTACATGCCATGTAAAGCTTTAATAACTTTTTGACGTACTCTCTCTATACCCCTATTTGTTTTCCACGCCATATATTCACAAAAAACATCAACTTTGGCTTGGATAGCTTTTTCCCCGCTACCTATAAAGTTATTAAACCCATTTATTACGTTTATTGGTACTTCTTCTAACCAATCATTTGTAGGCTTAAGCCAATCAAAAGCTCCCATTTCTATCCCCTTATTCTATCGCTACAATAATCCCATTTTTAACTGTTACAAAATTACCATTCGTTAAGAAGGACCCGCTAACCCCTGCTTGAGGGGTAAAGTCTCCCGTAACTGTTAAGCTTCCATCTATCATCATTTGCCCTGTTTTAACATTTATTTCACTTTTAGCTTCTACATCCAAAGAACCTTCAACGCTACCTGATATATCTACTGTTCCTATGTTTAATGAAAAATTATTTCCATTATCAAAAATAAAGTAGGCTCCATTGCTTAAGCACACTTGTAAAGAACCATCAGGTGCCACTTGGAGATTAGTAGAAGTATAATGCTGAAACTGAGCTGTACCACGTTCTTTATTTATTCTTACAAAGTTACCAACTGAATCTTTATAACCATATGTATAAGGGTAGTCTTCATCAAAGAATGTAGTTCTGTTGACTTCATTTAACTCAGCACCACCATAATAGGGAGCTGTAATATCTTTACTTGGAAAAAACACTCTAACTTGACTTCCAAGTTCAGGGATATTTAAGCCTCCATACTCAGCGCTGTTTCCATGAGTTCCTAATGTGGGAGAAGCCCAAGGGATATCTTGTGTATCCAACTCTGAATATGGTGAAACTCTGACTCTAATTCTTCCTAATTTCTCAGGGTCATTATTGTCTTCTACAAACCCTATGTAAGACATCTCTGTAGGGTCTACTTGGTCTTTAAAAAGTATAGAAAATGGTTTTATTAGCATGTCTTTATCCTTGTCTTATTTCAAGCATTGTACTATTAGAGTTATACCCAGTAGTTGTAAAGTACACGTTATACAGAAGTTTATTTCCACGTGCATCCACATAACCCAAATCTATTGGAAAACTCTCTAAATTAACTCTTTTTGAATTTATATAAAATTTTAGATTTTTTTCTTTTTGAGGGCAAGCAAAGTATAACCTTCTGTTATTTGTAGCACTAATAAGTTTAGTACAAGGTATGGTTCTGTACTTATCTTTATACCCATTTGTAATGTAATACGATGTAAGCTGAGCGAGAGCATTTGAGCTTATGTTTCTTTCCTCGTCTGCTTCTGCCTCGTAAATTTCATTATCCTCATCTTGATAAACTACCGTATATTTACCGTCTGAATTTTTATACATTAAGAAATTTCTACCCGCATAAGGGGAGTAATCGCTATTGTACAGTCTGGTAAATTCAGTCAAGTCTAATGTTTTAGTATATACTGTCTCTTCATTATATGTCCATGCATACATAGCCTCGTTTGAAGCTCCGTAAGTACCCCAGTACCTATACATAAATGAATTTCCAGCATTCACATTCATCTTATTTATAATGCTCATACCAGAAATCGAACCAGATAATCCACCTTCAGTTTCCCCTGTCAAAGCATCTTTAAATTCTTCTATTTCCTCAGGGGATAAATCATCTGTGTAACCTAAGTCTGTTAAATTAGCTATCGTTTCTTCTGCTACGTAATCTTTAATCTCTTCAACAGGCATAAGTTCCTGAGACTCATCCAAAGTAATAACAGGGAGTGGTAAATCAATACCTACAGTATTTCTCTCAAACTCCGTAAGTATCTCATTAACTATGCTTTCAGATTCATTAAATTCAGTAGAAATTGGTACTGTCACTTCTGGAGTTCTCCTTGCTGATATTCCGTTGTCCTTTGCTATAGAATTTAATGACTCCTGTACACTAAAAAGTGCATCTATTAAAGTTGATATAAGCCCTTGTATTTCGTATGGGACATACGCTGAAATGTATCTGTCTATTAGCTTTCTTACAGAAGGAGATGGGTCTAATAGTACGTCTCTTAGCATATAAGCAATAGGACCTGGAAGTATAGTACCTAATAGTATATTCATTATGTTATTTCCAGCTCCTAAAAGTGACTGCATTAAAGTAGCTTGGGAGTTAAAGTCTATTATAAAACCAGCAACTGAAAACATTCTTAGAAGATTGTACTTGGTCGCAGAAATAAAGCTTAGCACTCCTCTGATAAAGGTTCCATCCATGACTTGGGAACAGACCGAAAGAGCCACCCTTGTCCTAGAGACAGCATTGGCTAAGTCTTGCATAGCCTTTTTAGTCACATTTACTTTCTTCTTCTTTTTACCAGCCTTATCTTTTTTCTCAGCTACTGCGTCTTCAACATTGTTCCAGTTGTCTCTTGTTACATAGACATAAGTTAAGCATACACCATTAATAAAGTTTGGTACACGAACTATCGTATCAATAAAATATAGTCCTTCCAAGTTACTCTCTAAAGTTGCCTCCTTACCTGTTTGAACGTACACTAAATCAGTGGGTTTAACATTTAAGAGCAAACCTGGAACTTGTAAGACACCTTGAATAGAAGATAAAGCTACTAATTTATTAGTGTTATGAACAAATGCCTCCATATAAGTGTCATGAACATTTCCACTCTGAATTTTATTTAATTGTATTCTATTTCCAGCGCCCTTTGTATTTGAAACTTTAGTAGCAGCCACAATCGGAGAATTTTTATTTAATTTATAAGTAGGTTTACCGTCCTTAACCTTATAAATTTCAGAAAATCTATCATACCCAGAATATAAATTATATGCTGTCTGATAGTTGTCTACATTAAAATTATTTATGTAAGGGATACTTTTAGCTGCATCATCTGGAGCTATCTCATCATCTTTAACTGTAGCTGGAACAAACCTCCATAGGTAACCTTCCTTTAGCATAGTTTCGTAGTCTCTAAGCCAGAAAGTACCTTCTTTATCGAAAGTAACTAAAGGGAAGGAAGGTTGAGAGTCCATGTGCAACAAAGTCTTTATTAAAAATTGACTAGTAGTCTCATAAGACTGAATCCAATTCATAGGTTTTTCGTTTATTTTACCTGGGTTTGCTTCTACGTGTTTCACAAATGGACAGTCCTTTTGAACGCAGTTCATTACAGCTAAATAAGAGTTCCCAGTATAAGACCTACATAAAGATTTATCTACTAAGAAAGAGTTGTCACCAATAAATCCTCCTGCTGTAACCATCCATCCTTTTCCAGAGGAGTCTATATCGGTTTGGTCTATAAGTAAGTCTACTTCATAGGTACGCGCGGTATCTTCTGTAACTCCTATTTTAACTATAATAGTATTGTTCTTTATAAACTGCTGTGCCCATTCATGATTAAACGTAAAAAACTGAAAACAAACGTAAGGAAGAGAAGTTCCCGCTGTTTCAACTAATTCAAATCTCGATAGCTGGTCAAAATCAAGCTTTCCTTCAACTGTAGAATCCTTGATACTAATGTCTATAAATACTCCTGGTACTTGCATAATACTATTGTCCCTTACTTAAGCTTGCTAAATTATAATATATTTCATTTAACTTATCTATTGGAAAAAGCTTTAGTACTGTCCCTTCTGGGAAGGTTTCCCTAAAATCATTGTTGTAGAACTGTATGAGGTACGCAAAAAAAGTATTATTGTACACATCTACTGCTATTAAATCAATATCTTTAAAACCATTATCTACATTATAGTACTGCACTGTAGGGAGCTGAGATAGCTGGACTAAAAAAGGTGAATCTAAAACATCATACACGTCATTCTCAAAGTTTAAAAACTTAGATATATCGAATTTTTCTTCACTTGAATATTCTCTCATATAAAAAGACATTTGTATTTTCTCCTATTATAAACTGAACATGTGGTCTACATCACCCGAAAGTAACGGACGAACTCCAGTAAACTGAACAGACACCCTATAGTATAGTGGCTTTTGATTAGTTCCGTTTGCATTGGCTACCTCTATATCACTCGCTGTTACATCTACTTTTGAAAGTAATAAATTTCTTATGGCTAACTTATTTCCAAATTGTACTTGGACAGTTCCTGCCATTGAACCCACAGTTTTACCTAAAACATCAAGGCCGTTTTTACCTTTAAAATCAGATAAATTCTTTATATCTAAGTTTTTAGAAGTAAAAAAAGATGTATTATTAGCTAAGACCTCAGGAGCGTAACCTCCATGTACTTTAACTTGAAGCGCAGTAACTGCCCCATCTGACCTACTCAAAGCAGCTAGTTTAACCAGAGCCTTTAATGGAGTCTTTAAGTCTAAGCTAGGGGTTTCATTTATTAGATAAAATTCAAAAGATACTCCTAACGGATTTGTCCCCTTCCAGCACATGGTAGAAGCTCCTATCCAAGACCAGACATCAGAAGAACCTATAATTGACGAAAAGTCAGCTAAATTAGATAAGTCGTTAATAACAGTCCCCCACTTATTTCCTGCTGAAAAGCTGGGGTCACCGTTCATTAGCCCTGTGAGTGTGCTCTTATCTGGCATTGTAATTACAACCCTACTCGGGGAATTATTATTACTAAACATTCCTGTTAAGTATGTACCCATTTATTTTATAGCTCCTTTTTAAATCCTAACTTTTACTTTTAATGTTTTGCTAATGCTACTGCCCACCTTTGTTTGAAACGCCTTCAACTGCATATAGCACCTTTCTAAATATAAATTCATTTCCTGTATAATCAACC